GGCTGTATTGGATGACTTGGTTAGTGATGAGGATGCAAGATCTGCTACCATTATTTCCAGTATAGAGGACACTATTTATAAAGCTATTGATTATGCACTCCATCCTACCAAAAGTAAGACTATTTGGTCAGGTACTCCTTTTAATAGTAGGGATCCTTTGTATAAGGCTGTAGAGAGTGGTGCTTGGGTAGTGAATGTGTATCCAGTATGTGAAGAATTTCCTTGTAAGAAGGAAGACTTTAAGGGTAGTTGGGAGGATAGATTCCATTATGACTATGTTAAGGGTAAATATGATAGAGCTCTTAAGGCAGGTAAGATAGATACCTTTAATCAAGAGCTAATGTTGAGGATCATGTCTGATGAAGATAGATTAATACAGGATCATGAAATAAAGTGGTATAAACATAGTCAAGTATTGCAGAATAAGGGTATGTTTAACTTTTATGTTACTACTGACTTTGCTACTAGTGAAAAAACTAGTTCAGATTTTAGTGTTATAAGTGTTTGGGCTTATAATAACAATGGGGATTGGCTGTGGGTAGATGGAATATGTAAGAAACAGTTGATGGATAAGAATATTGATGATTTATTTCGGTTATGTGCAGAATATCAGCCTCAACAGGTAGGAATAGAGGTAAGTGGTCAACAGGGGGGGTTCATTCCTTGGATACAGAGGGAAATGTTGACTAGGAACTGTTACTTTAACCTTGCTAGTGAGAATAATACTACTAAACCTGGAATTCGACCTAATACTAACAAATTACAGAGGTTTAATATTGTAGTTCCTTGGTTCAAGATGGGTAAAGTTTACTTTCCTGAAGAAATGAAAAGTGGTGAATGTTTGGCTGAAATTATGGTTGAATTGAGATTAGCAAGTGCTTCGGGTTTCCGAAGTAAAAATGACGATGGAATTGATACCATTTCAATGTTGGGGAGTATTACTCCTTGGAAACCTAGCTATGTAACTCCTAAAATTGAAGATGATAAAAATAGATATTGGGAGGATGATAATGAGGATGAGTCTGGTACGATAAGTTCTTATATAGTTTAATTGTAATTTGGGTATATCTAGCTTATACTTTTAAGAATGTATTTTACTTAATTGAGGGATAGGTATGCTTCTTTTATCAGAATTGTTTGATTACTTATCCAGTGGGGAATTTGCCCAGTTATCTATTGGTGGATTAAAAGAAGGTGGTATTAGGGAATTAGATTACCCTAGATTGATTAATCTTACTAATCTTGGATTGCTTGAGATATATAAAAGACTCCCTTTAAAAGTGAGAGAATTACGTTTAGATTTACAAGATGGAGTTTCTAACTATAAACTACATACTGATCACGCTTATACAGATCCAAATAGCACAGATGATACTGATTACCCTAAATGGTTGATCGATTCTGCTGCTAATCCTTTTACAGATGATGTTTTATTTATACAAGAAGTATATGATGAACTAGGTAATGAATTACCTTTGAATGATGACTATGAGGATGATTCTGTATTTACCCCTATATACGACACTATTCAAGTTCCTTATGCTAGAGCTGATATAACACTAGCTGTTATATATAGAGCTTCCCCTACAAAGATATCTAATGCAACTATAGATCCTACTTCTGTTAGGGTTCCTATCCCTGATCAATTAATTGATGCTCTTGCAGCATTTATAGCTTATAAAGTTACTGCCCCTCTTACTGATGAATCTGATAGTAAGTTCTCCTTTAGTGCATTTGAAGCTTCTATTGCTAGAGTGAAGAAATATGGCTTAGAAAACTATGAAAATAATACTAACCAAAAACTTTGGAGAAAAGGATGGGTATAAAAGTCTCTACACAGACATATACTGCTTCACTAACAGATGATTATGTTGATACTGCTTATGACAATGTGAAGGCAGTTTCACAGAGTATTGCTAGTGTAAATACAGTTGCTGCTGGATTAACAGCTATTAGAACTAATAGTTCTACTAGAATTGTTGCTACTGAGGGGCAGACTGTCTTTACTGTTCCTGAATATGTTATGGGTATAGGAAATCTCTTAATATACGTGAATGGTATACAACAATACCAAGATACACTTACTGATGGTTGGTACACAGAAACAGATACTACAACTATTACTGGTGATGAGGGATTAAATGCTGGTGATGTGTTCATAGCAATAAAACTTGGTGAACCCACAATAAGCTAATGAATTATCTTAAATCTATAGAGGGGGATGCATAACTTATGGATGTTTTGATGGAAGACCTGAGATCAGACGAGGGAGTAAGACAATTCCCGTATCGATGCTCTGCTGGTAAATTGACTATAGGTGTAGGTTGGAACTTAGAAGATAATGGATTACCTGAAGATATAATTAATGACTTGCTGTACAGATCAATATTGAGTTCAGTTGAAGATGTTGCGGTCATATATCCTGATGCTGAGGATTTGGGAGAAGTTAGATATCGAGTATTACTTAATATGGCTTTTAATTTAGGTAGGGCTAGACTGGCTGGTTTCAAGAAGATGTGGTTAGCTATTGCGATAGGTGATTTTGATAAAGCATCTGAAGAGATGTTAGATAGTAAATGGGCTAATGATGTAGGTAATAGAGCTGTACGTTTAGCTAAAGAGATGAAATTTGGAGAGACTGATGATTGATGATGCAAGTAAAGAGAATATATTATTTCAAACTATACTTAAGAATCAAGATTCAACAAACCAAACTGTACAAAAATTATCTGAGAATACTCACGAAAGTATTGCTAAACTTACAGCATGTATTAATGACCAAACTGTACGATTTACCGAGCAAACAGTAAAATTTAATAATATTGAAGCTTTATTAAAAGCACATGATTGTACTGATGAAGTGATAGATTTGAAAGAGTTAGTACATGCAAATGCTATCTATATTAAAGAAAATACTACTAGGGTTAGTGATTTAGAAGAGTTGAACACACTTAGACAAAAGGATATGAAAGAGTCAACTGATAGACGATTTAAGATTGTTTCTGCTGCATTCATTGCAGTATTTGGTGCTATAAGTGCTACATGGATTCCAGATTGGATAAAGGGAGATAACCCAATACCTGTTATTAAACAACCTAAAGAGGACACCAAATGATACCTGTATTGCTGATTATATTTATACTCTTACAAGTCTATGATTACTATTCCACGAAATATACTATACTTAAATTGAAGGGTACTGAGGTTAATCCTCTAATGAGGTGGGTAATTAATAATCTAGGTTTTCCTGGATTGGTTGTAATTAAGAGTATTCTATCGTTAGGTGTAGTTGCAATATTTACTTATTACCCTCATCCTTGGCTTCTTGCTATAGCATGTATATTTCAACTAGGTATTAATATAAGTAATACTATTCAGATACGTAAGGTTATAGGATGAGTCTTTTAGCTAAGTTAGGTGACATTGTTGGGGGACCTCTTTTTAAAGAAGTGAAAGAGACTATTACTGCATATTTTCCCCCTGATATGAATCCACAACAACAAGCTGAATTAGAACTACAGATAGAAAAGTTAGAGCTACAGAAACAAGCAGATATAAATCATGCCTTAGCTGATGCAGAGAAAACAATAAACCAACGAATAGCTGAGCAAGAAGGTACCGCTAAGGATCTTTTAGCACTTCCAGTATTAGGTAGGGTGATACTATTCCTGAGAGGGCTTCAACGACCTATGTGGGGCTTCTTTGTTATGTATTTAGATTTCTTTTGGTTTACGACTAATGTAAGCTATACTGAACAACAACAGACAGCATTGATTGTTATCAATATATTGATTTTAGGATTCTTATTTGGTGAGAGAACTATTAAGAATTTAGAACCATTAATCATAAAAGTATTTGGGAATAAATAATGGCATTACAAAGAGCTAAGGGTAAAGTTGTAGAAGGGAGTGTTAATTCTATTGCAGATCTTCCTGCTACTGGATTTGATGGTCAAGTTATAGGTGTTGCTAGCTTTTATGGTGTTGTACCTAATATTGTCCCTGATGGGGGTGGTGGAAGATTCGTATATGATGCAAGTGCAAATGCTAACCTTCATGATGGTGGTACTATTATTGATTCTACCCATACAGTAACTCCTGGGGCTGCTAACTGGTGGACTGCTGAGACAGGAACAGGTGTTTGGAGGAGGATTTATAACGGAGGTATTCATTCCTTATGGTTTGGTTGCAAAGGCGACGGCTCAACAGATGATTCAGCGTCACTACAGAAGGTGTTTGATGTTGGGGTAGCTTTATCTGTAAAAATACTAATAGACAAGCCGAGTTCTTTTTATGTTGTCAATTCAACTATTAGTTGTACAAATAATTTTGCGGTAACTATCGAATTTGAAAACGCAGTGGACAGGATTAGTCAGACTCCCTACTTCAAAAGGGTAAGTGGTACAGACTTAATGATGGATTTTACTGGTGCGTCCGCACTGACCGTTATTAATATGTCATTGGACGGAAATAGTTTAGCCACAACTGGGATACTTTTGATTGGGACTACAAGTTACCGAGTTGTTCAATGTAAGTTTGATAGGTTAAATGTTGCAAACTGCACAACATATGGTCTTGACATTGGGGATGCCACAAGTAAACAGTGTGATGATATATCCTTTAATCATATATGGTTAGCAAGTAATGCTATAGGAGTTCATGTCAGAGGTGGAAATACTGAGCAACTAAGATTTACAGATGGGCAAATAGCAGGTGCAACAACTTACGGCATAAATATTTTGGAAGGTGGTGTTATCTGTGACACTGTTACATTTACAGGAAATACTACAGCGGATATATATATTCAATCAGCAACTCAGCACAATCAAGATTTTATCAATTGCTATAGTGAGTCCAGTGGAATGTTTTTACAAACAAATAATGACGTAAATGCAAGTAGGAGAAGTATAAATATTTATAACTGTCATCTTTTGAGTAAAAAATCTATAACAACTCCAGGATTGGCAGCGGTTGATTGCTGTATATCTCATCGCAACAATATGAGTATTATTGTTATGGGTTGTAAAGGTTCTGGCTTCTCATCTGATATGAATAAGTCTGGGTCGCATGGCACAGTCAGTGTTATTGATATTGGGAATACTTGGGATAATGAAGGTATAAACCCAGACCTAGTTGCTGGAAACGATGGTTTCAATTTAAGTCAATTAACATCAAACAGAGTAATGGAAACAGGGAGAAAGATATATTCAATTGCAAAAACTACTGGATTCACTATCCCGCCAGAGTTGTCAGGCTCAATAATTACTAATCAAGGGATAGGTGGTGGAACTACTCTTGTTTTACCCACAATGGTTAATGGACTAACTATAACAATTATTAGAACAGCATCATTTGTTATACACATTGATTTGGCTATTGGGTCAGATTCGATTAGAGGTGGTGCACCAGGCAAGTATATGTCACTGGATTCAAATGGGGCAATGGTGACACTGGTTGCTTTAGAAGCTGTTTGGGAAATACTATCTAAAGATGGAACTATTACTTACGAGCCCTAGCAGTGTATTTGCTTAGATATGTATATTAGGATAAAAATTTATTTAAAAGGTTTAAAATATGACAACAGAAATAGATACAGTAACAGATTCAAATGTCAATTGGATTGATAACGGGGAAAGAGCAGATGAAACTGTCCTGAATCGTCCCTTAATACCGAACAAGATTGGATTGAGGTAGAAGTTGGTGGAAATGTTGGATACATTAGAGTATACGCTATTAAATAAGGCATACACAATATGGCTAAGGTAAAAGTATTTAAAGATTTTACTCAGAATGACTCCTTCTTAATAAAAGTGAGACATAACCCTGTTAAGAATCTTACTGGAGCAGTATTTACTGTTACTCTAAAGCAACATTTGAATGATGCTTCTGCAGCTTTATCTGTATCTACTACTGCTGGTGATCATGCAAGTGATGCTCCAACAAATGGATTAGTTTATATACCCATTACCCAATCAGATACTGTTTCACTTCCTCC